ACCCGACACCCGACGAACGCTGCACGTCGATGTACGCGGCGTCCATGGGGGTCGCCAGGATGACGTTGGCGTTCCCGCCGTCCTCCTGGATCTTCGCCATGCCTTCGCGGATCACGTCGTAGGCGATCGCCCCCGACGCCACCAGCCCCGTCCCGTCGACCATGGCGTTCGTGTTCGCCGCGGTCACGAGCGTCGAAACGACGTTCGCTTCCTCGGACTGGAGCGCCATGAACCCGAGTTCGGTGTTGATGTAGTTCGCCAGCGTCGGCGCGTCCTCGAACATCTCGTCCGAAACGCCACCGAACGCGGTCCACTTCTGGAGCGTCTTCGTCACGTAGCTGAACGTGAACGTCGCGCCCTTCTTGGCCGCGCCTTCCGTCGTTGCCGCCGCGGACTCGATGGTCCTCGAGGCCACGATCGGATAGTTCGCCGTGTTGCCGTTCTGGATCTGCACCACGTTCATGACTTCCTGAACGAGGCGCCTCCACTGGACTTGGCTAGGGGTCTCCAGGCCGAACCACGTCGGCGCGATGGCCGTCGCGTTCGTGGAGTCGCTGATCAGGGTCGCGTCGCCCGCGGCCTTCATCTCAACGGCCCACTCCGTGAACGACGGGATCCCGGACTTGAGCGCGATGTCCAGGAGCGACTTGTATTCGTGCGAACGCACGAACGCCTCGCCGGGGGACTTCGACTCGATGATCTCCGTCGGTTCCTGAGCGGCGATCTCCGTCACGGCCCCGAGTGCAGCGAGGTCCTTACGCAGTTCCTCGCGGTCCTCCATGGCCTTGAGTTCGATCTCCTTCTCCTTGAACGAGGTCATGTTGCCCTTGACCTCGGTCAGTTCGTCGGGGGACAGGTCGCGGTTCTCGGCCTCGGCGGTCGCCACGATCTCGTCCGCCTTGCCCTTGAACCGTTTCATCTCCCCCAACACGTAGCTTCGTGCGTCACTCATGACGAGTGGCTCCGTTCTGCCAGGAACACCCCGGCGTCGGCGAGCTCCTGAGCCAGCGCCGCGTTCTCACCAGATAGGACCGAGGTCGGAACGTCTTCCGTGACCTCTTTCGCCTCCGGGGTTGCGGCTACCGGTTCGGGAACTTCGGTCTCCTCGTCCACTACGGCGAGGACATCTCGTATCTGTGCCATGGCGGCCTCAAGCGCGCGGCGCGTTCGGGCGCTGATGGCGCGGCCGACCTTGGTCTCGATCAGGAGTTCCAGTTCGGCGTCGTGTTCGTCGAGCAAGTCGTCCACGATCGCGTCCACCTTCGTCTCGATCCCGTCCAGGGGTTCCTTCGTCCCGAGGGTCGCTACCAGCGGGTTCGCGCCGGCGAGCAGGGGCCCGACCTCGAACAGGTCCAGGTCGAAGACCTCGCGCGCTCCGTCGGCGGCGCGGCGGCTCTTGTTCGTCTTGAACCCGAACGACCAGCCGTTGATCTTGCCGGTCCGTAGCAGGTCGAAGACCTTCGCGGCCTTCGGGTTCGAGTCGATATCCAGCTTGCCGGCGACCACCAGGCCCTTGTCGGTCTCCTGCACGTCGGCGGGGTCGACCGATCCGATGAACGAATCCGGGTTCTTGTGGTCGTGGCTCCAGACCACCGGGATCTGCTTACCGGACTCGCGCCAGGCCTCGAGGGTCTTCGTGAACGCGCCGGGCATGACGCGGTCGCCGTTGCGGTCGGTGTTCTTGAACACGCTGACGAGGGCGCCGAACAGTCCCTTCGGCTTGGCGTCCTCCGGGTCGGAGGCGTCGGCCTTGAACTCGATCAGTTCGAAGGAAGCTTCGTCGTTCGTCATCGGTCCTCTCCCTATGCGGTGGACGGGGTCAGCCGGTGTTGGTCTGTCGGATCGGGACGACCGGGGTCGAGGTCAGTTCCGGGTCCTCGGTCGGTGGCGCTTCGCCGGGAGGCTCCACGCCGCCGTAGACGACGTTCGCCGGCATGACCGGCAGGTCGAACCGTTCGTCGTCGATCTTCGGCAGGTTGTAGCGGGCGCGCCACTCGTTCGGACTCATCGGCGGGACGCCGACCCAGGCCCGGAGCGCGTCGGCCTGTTCCTCGAACGACCCCTTGAGCTTCTCGGCGATGTTGAACTCCACGAACAGGTTCGGGTTCGGGTCGATCCACCGGACGACGGCGCGGACGATCTCGCCCTCGAGCATCTTGAGCCAGGGACCGAGGGTGTCCTGGTAGAGCGCCTTATGGAACTCTTTCTGGCTGGCGTACGTCGCCGTATCACTCAGACCCAGCACCGAGATAGGGACGTTGTAGGCACGTGCGACGGTCTCCAGCGTCAGCTTGCGGCCGGCGATGAACTCCGAGTCCTTCGGCGAGAACATGCCGGTCTGGAAGTCGGCGCCTTCCTCGAGGATCACGGTCTTCCCCGAGTTCCTCCATCCGGTCCGCTGGTTCGAGAACGAGGTCGCAAGGCGTTCGTAGGCCTCGTCCGAGAGCGCGCCGGGGTGCCGCAACACGCCGCCGACCCTGGCCGAGTTCCTCCAGAACCCGACGCGATCGGCGGAGGCTTCGTATTCCTCCCGCAGCACCGACCGCAGAGGCTCGAGCGGTGAGACCCCCAGCCGCAGGTCGTCGGGGTTGTGCCGGCGGAAGTGCAGGACCTCGGCGGCAGGGATCTTCACGATCTCCCCGCCGGACGTGACCCAGTATTCCTCGGCCTCGAGCAAGTTGCCGCCGTGCGGTTCGACCAGCGCCGGCCGGATCGGGATCAGCGCCCGCTCGCCGCCGCGTTCCATCTTCCGCTGGTAGCCGTTGCCGTAGACACACACGTCGGCGACGGTGGAGTGCAGCCACCGTTCGTAGGTCAGACCCGGCGCCGGTTCGTTGATCAGCCGCTGGACCTCGGACTCGGGACGGGGGACCTTCTCGCCGTCGGTCTGGCGTTCGTAGACCTTGAGCCCGATCTGGCTGATCTGCCAGGCCAGGAACTCCACGACGGTGTAGACCGACGGCTGGGAGCGGTAGATATGCGAGTAGCTCGAGGACCCCAGTTCGCCGAGGCGCGCGGCGTCGATCAGTCCCGGCGCGAACGTCGCCATGGGCCAGGCCGACGTGTCGGTCGGCAGGAAGTCGAACTGAGCCTTGGTCTCGACCTGGAACGGGTCGCGGTAGGTCGGATCGGTCCGGAAGAGGTCCCTGAACTTCATACGCTGCGGACCCCTCTCTGTTCGTAGACCGACTGGTTCATGAGCTCGAGGCAGGCATAGCTCAAGGTGTCGACGAAGTCGTCATGGCGACCGGCGGGGAACGCCAGGAGTTCGTCCGTCAGTTCCGTGACCCACGGGGACGCCGCGGCGGCCGGGAACCAGACCGTGCGGCGTTCCATGCGCGCGGTGGCCGGCAACGCTCGAGCGACCTTGTCCTTATCGGCGCGGAGGTCCTTCACCGGAAGACCGGTCCGCGCCGCTTCCTCGATGATCCCCATCTGCCGCGTTGCTTTCTCGACCCCGATATGGGTCCCGCCCCACTTGTCCCAGGCGTAACGCAGCTTCGGGACGATGTCCGGCCCTTCGAAGTGGCCGCGTTGGCAGTCCAGGAGCGCCAGGTGCCGCTTCGGCGTGATCGCCCACGTCGATATGACCGTGTAGTCGGCGCGTTCCTCCATGCTCCAGGCGAGGTCGACGGTATGGAAGACCTGACACCCCGCGACCGGGACCGCTTCTTCGCCCAACATGAGGATCCGATCCTCGCCGACGAAGTGGGTCCGATAATGCTGGAGCCATTCGGCCTGGAACATGCCGGACCCGTAGGAAACGAAGTCCGCTTCGTATTCCTGGCTGAACACCAGCGACGACATCTCGCCGCGGGCGAGCTCGATGTCCTCCGGCGGCAGGTACGGGTTCTCCACCGAAGGGAACCGCCACCGCTCCCACCCGACGCGATCGGCGGCATCTTGGAAGAGGTCGTGGAACCAGTTCAGGCCCTTCGGCGTGGAGATGAACATGGCCCGACCCTCACGGGCCGACAGGGTCGGACGCAGCGTCGACCACGCCTCGGGTTTCGCCATGGCCGCTTCGTCGAACACGACCAAGTTCAGGGTCGCACCACGCAGCGAGTCCGGATTATCGGCCGAACGCAGCTGGATCGTGCCGCCGGACGGGAGCGTGATCCGGAAGACCGGCCGGCCCTCGAACCTCGAGCCGGGGATCTGGCGGCAAAGATGATCGATGATGCGCCACCCGAGGTCGCCGACCGGGAACGACGGCGCGACCCACCAGGCATCCCCGCCCTTCGACGCCTCTTCGACCACGGCGCAGCCGCCCAACAGGGTCTTTCCCCACTGGCGGCCGCAGACCACGACCTTGAACCGCGCCTTATCCTCGGCGACCAGCATCTGACCGGGGTGCAGCGGTGGTAGCCGGACCTCGAGTTCAGTCGGCTGGAGCGGCGTCGGCGAGCTCGTCCGGCTCAACCAGCTCCCCTTCCTCGGCCTCGTTCGGGACCAGTTGCGGCCGCGCCGGGACTCCGGCGAAGCTCAGGCTGATCACGGTCGCCGACTTCGGGGCCGGCGGCGCGATCGGAGCCGGCGGCGCGTACCCCTTGACCCGGCGTTCCACGAACTTCCAGGCCAGGTCGGCCTTGTTCTCCATCTCGCGGTTGACGATCCCGAGAGCCTTCATCTTCGGTTCGGCCTGAGCCACCCGAACTTCGTCGTGGAAGTTGCGCCAACTTGTCCCCTCGGCCGCTTTCTCCCCGCGCTGTATCCACCGGGTCAGCTGGGACGGGTCGATCCCGGCCCACTCGGCCGCATCTTTCAGCGGCGCGCCGATCCGCAAGGCGTTGAGGATGATTTCCTTCCGTTCAGCGGTGAACTTCGACGGCATCGCCATTAGGAAACCCCCTTTCCTAACTCCGGCCGATAGTAAAGGTCCTTTACTCCC